CCTGCTCGCTGATCCGGAATCCCCCCGCGGCCCCCTGTGTGGGTGCGAGCGGATCGTCCGAGTCCGGCTCGGAGCTGCTCACGTGAGAAGGGGCGCAGGGAAGAGAGTCCTCCGCCGCCGCAGCGGGTGACGCATCGGCTGCCTCCCGCGACGGGCCAGCGACCGCCCGAGCCGGGGCAGGCCGATCCAGCCCCAAAGCCTTCGCTGCCGCCTTCGTCGCCGCCGACACATCCCCGCCATGCTCCAGCAGGCAGAACACGTCGAAGGCGTCGTTCTGATGCCCGTTCGCCAGCGGGTCTGCCGCGTGATGGGAGAACACCCGGCCTTCGCTCACCGTGATACCGGGCAGGCCCGTGCTGCTCGCCGGGAACAGCCACTTCTTGCCGCGCCGCTGGTAGCCATGGCGCTCCAACAGCGACTCCACATCGTTCGCCCGGTTGAACGCCTCGATCACCGACGCGCCGTTCCCGGAAAGCGCCGATACCCCAGGCTCGGCCTTGCGGCGGGAGCGCGATTCATCGCGGGGTGCCCACGGGCAGGCCGCTTCCGCGTCGCGCTTGAAGAACTCCCAGTTCTGCCAGATCGACAGCAGCTCCGCCGGCAACTCCGGCAGGCCGTCGAACGACGGCGGAGTCCGCCAGATGTAGGGCTTGCCGGTCCCCGGATGGATCGACGGCGGCAGCACGTCCTGCACCAACCCGTGGCGCAGCTCGAACACCGTGAAGCGCTGCTTCGGATCGTCCGCATCCTTCACCGGCCACGACAGCGCCTTGCGCCCTAGCTCGAAGCCGGCCGGAGCACGGAACATGATGCGGAAGCGCTCCGGGTTGCCCACCACCGTCGGCAGGCAGTCCGCCATCGCGTCCACATCCAGCCCCATGAGATCGGCCAGCACCTGCCGCGTCGCCGGCAGATCGTCCACGTCCAGCGAACAGACGCCGGACGGGCCGAGTACCACGCCCATATTGTGCTGAGGGTGCTGAAGCCAGAAGTCGGCGGCGGCCGCCGCTTCCGTGAAGTAACCGCCCGGCTGGTTCCAGCCGTCCCCGGTCGGGAACTTCCGCCCCGGCGGGATCGGCACCAGACACAGCCCGAGCACATCGACATACCGCTTCGCCCAGGCCGCCATCAGGCCCGGCTGAATCCCTTCGCTCATCTACGCCGCTCCCTCAGCCCCTGGCAGTCCACGCAGGTCACGCAGCCCGGCAGCGCCGCGCGGCGTGGGGCCGGGATGGGGTCGCCGCAGTCTTCACACTCCAGCGCGCCGGCGCCGGTGGGGCGCTGGGCGTGGTGGCGGTCGAGGGCGATGGCGAGTTGCTGCTCGATCAGGCCGTCGGCGGCGTCGCACAGGTCAGCCATGCTCCACCTCCTGGGCGCGCTCCATCGCTTCGCGTGCGCCGGCCATGATGGCCAGCACCGCCTCGATCACCTCGTTGCCGTGGCGCTCCAGTTGCAGCACTTCGCGCTCTTCCCAGCGGCCGTCGGCCAGCCCGATGTGCAGGCTGCCGACGAAGCGGCCCTCGCGGGTCAGCACGTCGGCCAGGGCCTGCAATGCGTCCGCCGTGGCTGGCACCGGCTTCGGGCGGTAGAACACGCCGCCCTTGATGCGGGCGATGGTGCGCAGCGTCTCCGCCGCTTCCACCAGTTCGAGCCAGCGCTCGAAATCGCGCACGCTCAACAGGTGGTCCGGGTAGCTGATGGAAAACTTCTTCTGGTAGCTGTTGTAGGAAAAGCCCAGCGTGGCGCAAACCGCGACCGGGCCGCCGCGTTCGCGGCGAGTGTCGTGGTCCACGGCCTGCTCCAGGGTCAGAACAGGGCCGAGGCCACGGGTGGGGTCGATTCTCGACATTGGCGTTAATCCCTTGGAAACGCCGTGGCCGATGCGGGAGGCTTGCTCCATAATGCGGCCACGGCTATCCCCACCCGTTCGATATGTGCTGTGTCTGCGGGTGGGTTGCTGAGGTCGATGGGGTGGTGCCCATCGGCCGTCCCCGCCGAGCTAGGGGCTACTTTGGTGAGTGGACTCCCCTAGACTCGGCACTTTTCAAGCAGCTCGCGACGTGCCTCGCAGGTACTCCCAGTCAATGTCCGGCCGAAGAGCTTCACACGGCACCAAGCCGTTAGAAGCCCGATCTATCGAGATGACCAGCTCGGCACTGGCTCGCCGTCCATACGCAACCTGCCGCAACTGGCCAACAGTCGTGCCACAGGCGCTGGCAAAGGCCTCAAGCTGCTGCCTGTCCAGGCCCTTGATGTAGTCGAGTAATTTCGTTTGCTTGGTTCGCATCGACGCATTTCCTGCTTTTTGCGAACCAATATTTACCTATAGGTAACAACCAAGTCAACACCTTTCGGGAATTTACTTTTTAGTAATCCCGCCAAATGATTTCGCAATGGACATTCATGACATCAGGCGGGCTAACCTCGCCGCCCTCATCACCACCAGGTTTGCCGGCAACCAAAGCGCTTTGGCTACGGCTATCGACCGCCAAGCCAGCTACGTATCGCGCTGCCTCGCGGAAAGCGGGAAGAACCAGAAGCCCATCGGCGAGAAATTTGCGCGCCACGTCGAGTCATGCATTGGCCTACCTCATGGTTGGCTAGACACAGCTCATGAAGCAGCAATCTCCTTGCAAGAAGCTGCCTTGGAGCCGGCGCTCCCCCTGAGCAGGCCGTTCAAACGGACCCAGATCGTAGGGACAGCTCAGTTGGGCCCAGATGGATATTGGGATGCCTTGGCCGCTATGGATGGATGGCTCGATGTACCAACCGACGACCCCGAGGCCTACGCCCTCCGCCTCAAGGGTGACGCCCTTTCCCCTGCGATCCGGAGCGGCTGGGTTGTCTGGTGCGAGCCGAACCATGAACTTATTCCCGGCGAGTACGTACTGATCCACAAGAGCAACGGAATCCATATGATAAAAGAATTACTTTACATAAATGAAGAAGATATCAGCCTAATGTCCACAAACAACAACCCCGACAGAACAACAATACAGCGCAACGAAATTATAGACATTCACCATATTAGCGGAATCTTTCCACCAAGCAGGATCTGCAATATCGGTCCAGAAAAAAAATAAAGGCAAACCTTAAATTAAGAAAAGACCAAAAACACATGAACATACTCTCAGAAATCGAAATATTTAATGCCCCAGCGCCTAACAAAACAGCAGGCCTAAAACCAAGAAAGCCGATAACAATTCTCACCGGATACAATGGCGTAGGGAAGTCAACAATACTATCAATAATCCACAGCACAATATCAGAGTTAAACTCCAGCGAATACAATATCTCGCGCTCAAACTGGGCATGCAAAGCAACAATATCTTCAGGGCAAAACATTCTAACCTTGAAGATTGAAGACCTTCACCGCATTAACCCATTAGATTTTATAAAATCAATAAACACTAAAGAGTTCGACGCCCGCGCAGCATATGCCATCGCGGAAAGGCTATACGGCAAATCAAATCCCAAGTCAGAAAAGAAAGGCACCCCATCCTTCCTCAAAAAGGAAAATAAAGACAAAACAAACAGCAAAGACAATATCAGCTTTCTTTTTGGCACCAAAACTGCTGATCCAGAAACCAACACTTTTGTGCGAAGCGCACTTTACTCTGATGAAGCATTGAACTTCAACAAACCAATAGATAACGAGGAAAAGCTCGAAGAACTAAAGATATTCTCTCAGCAAAAGACCTTAGACAAGACACTGTACCTACTCCTGATTGAGTACTCATCAACAGTAAAAAGAAATGGAGCCTCTCAATTCAATGAAATCATTAAAATCCTTGCAGCAATGGAGAAAACCGCACCAAACCTAGAGAATAAGAAGAAAATCAGAGAACAAATAGAAGCAATAAAATCAATCGCCGAACCCGAAGCAGAACACATCAAGCTCATAAGCGAGGCAAATAAATTCTTCTCATCAACCCATAGAGAAGTCTTCATAAATGAAAAAAACATTATATCACTTAAAACCACAGACCCAGAAAACAAAGAAGTCTATACACATGATTGGTTCGACCTATCAAAAGGCGAGAAAAACTTATTATGCCTGTTGCTAGCCGCCCACCTATACAACGACAAGAAGATGGTCTTCCTCTTTGACGAGCCGGACCTTTCTTTACATATCCGATGGCAGAAACAGATACTGCCAAGCCTGCGAGAGCTCGCACCAGACTCTCAATTTATTATTGCCACGCACTCTCCAGCGATGGTGGGAAACACTGATTGCGAAGAAATAATCAACATAAGCAAGATTCTTAAGGATTAATCATGGATGAACTTGGATTTCCTATCGAAGCAGAATACTTCGAAAAATCGAATGAATTCATGCCGCCTGGAGAACCATTAACCGTTTGTGTCTGGGTAGAATCGGCTGACGACATTCGCTTCTGGCAACCATTGCTCAAGAAAAACGAAAAGTACAGTTTCGAATTCAAGTATGGCTCATTGTTTTTGGGCGCCGACCAGAAGACTGCAAACGGATGCTCCCGACTTATAAAGTTAGTAAAAACAAAAGAACTAACCCTTGGAAAAGCACAAATCCTCTGTTTAGACAGCGACTTCAGACATATAGTAAGCCTACACCCTGAATGTGATTCATTACTAGAAGCAGAGAGCGAAAAGCACATCTACTGGACGCGGGCACACTCAAAAGAAAATATTCACATATCACCACGCCTAATTACCGAAGCACTTTGCCACATCTGCCCAATACAAGAAGAAAAACTAGAACAACCTCCTCGCGAAATATTTGAAACATTCTCATCGGATATATTCACGGCATTTTCAAAAATAGTTTTCCTAAAAGCAAAACACTGGAACCAAGAAAACAGCGAACTAGACGGCTTCACAAAACTAATGGAGCAAGCAGTAAATAACCTATGCTTAATTGAGAAAACAGGCCGAATTGTATTTTCCGAAAACAATGCATGGGCAAGATTTCGAGAGGCACTTTCCGAGCTAGACAACAAAATAAACAACCATCTAGCGGCGAACAACCTCAAAGAAGCCTACGAAGAATTCCTTGGCAGAATTAAAAATAACGATATAAATCAAAAAAACATAATTCTATTCTACAGAGGGCACGACATATACAGAATCATGATAAGAATATTCAAATCCGTAATCTCTTACTACAAAACAGAAGCCATGTCAAAAATTTCAAAAACCGCAAAAACAAAAGAGATCGCCAGCCAACAAATACAAGAATTCCACTCTGGGGAAATAAAACTCGAAGACTGCATAAAATCACGCAATACAATCTACGGTGAAACTCCATTCTTCATAGAAACTGAGATAGCGCTGCGCACCGAGTACTCAGCATAAACACCACCGAGACTATTTTTATCACGCGAAGGTGCCGAGATCTGAACCAGAAAATCAGCGCCCGGAAAGAGCCCTCGGGGCCTGCGAAACTGGACATTTCCTGATCTAGCCAATATCACCTCCAATCCAGCATTAGGCTACTCAGATCTGAACAAAAGATCCCAAACCAGCCCCGAAAGTTCTCTTGGAGCGCCCCCAAAAGGCCAACTCAAAGACTCCGAACGCGTTGCATTAGGCTCTGTACGAAAAGTCCTGAGCCAGCTTTGAAAACTCTCAAGAGTGATCGAAAAACGTCCAATTATTGATCATTCGGATACCTTTTCGGATCGGTTTCCGCCTCGTTGCACCGGGCGTGCCGACTTTTCGTACAGAACCTAGCACCTCTTGCTTTGCCCCCAACCTCGGCAATTTTTCGTACAGAGCAAAGAACTTAGCCGCAGCTCGCAGCCACGGACTGCTCATCCTGCATTCAGCACACAACAAAAAATTACCAAATGGTATTGATGCATTTATTTACCCATTGGTAATATACGGATTCCCACTCACCAAGGGGATCCAACATGAGTACAGCACCACAGCCCCGCTGCCCGGTCTACCTGCACCCGTCAGCGGCCTCCAACCCCGCCATCATCGCCCGCATCCAGCGCCGCACCGGCCTGCGGGTGATCGTAGGCGGTAGCAGCCAAGCCGCCACCCTGCGCCCCTTCGCCTCCGACCTCGGCCCGCTCGGGGGTGCCGCATGAGCCAGCGCATCAACCTCCTCCTGCTGCTGATCGTCGATACCGTCGCCCAGGTCAGCACCAAGGGCCGCTGGACGCCATACTTCGACGTGGGCAGCCGGAACTCTCGCGTCTCGCTGTACTTTCGCCCGACCGACTTCGACTACTCGAAGCCGGACGGCACCTGGCCGCGCGTCGAGAACCACTGTTCCCGCCTCGCCCCTGACGACGAGTACAGCGAAGAGGAGCTGGTTGAGAACTTCGAGGCCATGCTGGCCTTCGCCCGCCGTCACCTCGAAGACCGTCAGGAGGCCGCATGAGCACGCTTCTGATCGGCCTCGCCGGCGCCGCGCGCAGCGGCAAGACGACGGCCGCCGCCGAACTGGCAGCGCAACACGGCTTCATCCACTACGCCTTCGCCCAGCCGCTCAAGGCGATGCTGGCCGAGGGGCTGAACCTGAGCGCCGCGCAACTGGACGGCGCGGAGAAGGAGGCGCCCCTGCCCTGGCTGGGCAAGTCGCCGCGCGAGCTGCTGCAGACGCTGGGCAGCGAGTGGGGCCGCGAGCTGGTGCACCGGGAGCTGTGGCTGCGCGTGGCGCGGCAGAACCTGGACAACCTCGCGGAGTGCTTCCCGCAGGCGCCGGGCATCGTGATCAGCGATGTGCGCTACGAGGACGAGGCGGCGTTCGTGCGCGAGCGTGGCGGCGTGCTGGTGCACATCCTGCGGCCGGACGCGCCGCCGGTGCGCACCCACGCCACCGAGGCGGGCGTGGCGATCGGCGACAACGATCTGACCATCCACAACGACGGCTGTCTGGCCGAGCTGCGCGAGCGGGTGCGGGAGGCCGTACTGCGCGTGGCGGCCCGCGCCGGCCGCCGCGCGGCGTAGGAGGCGCGCGTGACGATGAGTCCGGCACGCCCACAGGAGGGGCGCGGGGAGTTCGCCAGTGGCGCGGCCAGCACGCTCGATCTGCTGCGCCTGCGCTACGGCTGCAACTACATCACCGTGGAGCAATTGTTGCGCGATCACCTGCCGCACATCGGCACCGAGCGGCACCTGCGCGCGGAGATCCGCGCCGGGCGCATCGCGCTGCCGCTGGCACGCCTGCACGACAGCGCACGCGCCCCGCAGATCGTTTACCTCCGCCATCTGGCCGAGTTTCTCGACCGGGCGGAGCAGGCCGCCACGGACGTGGCATGACTACCCGCGCCGGCCCACCACAGCCGCCGGCGCGGCTCGACAGGAGCACAGCACCATGGAATTGACGACCCAACAAATCGTCGCCCTGGCCATCCTTATCGCCCTGCCGCTGCTCGCGGCGGTGGCAGTCTACTGGCCCGCCCGCAACGAAGGCTTTCGCCGCGGTCATGCCATCGGCTACCGCGAGGGCTTCGACGCGGCAGAAGCGCGCCTGCATGCGGAGCTGGACGAGTCGGCGGAGCGTTGCAGCGGCGCCGAACGCCTGCTGGCCGCCACCCGCAGCGAGTTGCAGCGCGTACAGAAGGAGCGCGACCAGACCCGCCGCAACGCCGCGGAGGCGCTGGAGGAACTGACGCTGCGCCTGGACGACGCGCAGGCGCTGAACACGGCCCACGCCGGCCTGCTGCGCCAGTCGGCGGCCAATCACCGGCTGGCGGCGGCGAGCTGGCGGAGCCTCGGCGTCACGCTGAAAGAGAAGGACGCCCGCACGCTGGCCGAGCATCTGACCACCCTAGCCGACCGGCTGCGGCCGCAGGGCATTACGGATAAGGAGGCGGCATGAACACGAAATTTCTGTTGTTGGCGCAGTACCACGGCCAACTGTTCATCTCGCTGGAGCAGATCTGCGCGGACTACTTCACGCACCTGTGCCCGGCGATGCTCGAGCGCAAGGTGCTGGAGGGCAAGATCAGGCTGCCGATCACGCGCATCGAGCCGAGCAACAAGGCGCCGCGGGGCGTGCACATCGACGATCTAGCGAACTACATCGACGCCCAGCGGGCCGCTGCCGTGAAGGAGTGCGAGCAGTTAAACCGCCGGCGCGCCTGACGGCCGCTTCTTTCTCTCCACCCAGGCGCCGTAGGTCACTGGCATGGCCAGGACCTTCGGCAGCCACTCCCAGCCGGCGTACTTGTCGCCGTTCCCATGCAGGTGCGTGTAGCGGCGCATCGCGTTCCAGTCCCGATGGCCGGAGACGCTGGCGGCCTTGGGAATGTCCCAGCCCATCTCTTTACGCCACCCCGCCACGACCTACTGCCGGACCGGAGGTACCTTCATGCCTTGTCAGTCTTTGATTTGACTGCCAGCTCGTAAAATCTGCGCCGCAGGCAAGGAGTGCTGAGGTAGTAAGAACTGCCTTCCACCAACCTCATCTGGCGAGTTATATGCCATTTGCACAGTTTGACCGCCTTATACTGCGCTTCAGTCGGCAAATCATGAAGGCGTTATGTGCTAAAACTACGCACGAGCACTTATGATCTTGCCAGGTGAGTAAACACTGAGACTCTGATCAGTAGTTATCTAGTTAGACTTGCTGCCTGCGACAACTGCTGGAGCAAGTTTTCCAAAAGGGAGAAGGAAGTGGATTCGCAGGAGCGGGAATACGTCACTGCCGCAATCAATTATTTCTGGAAGGGTTTAGCACAGCCTCATACAGTAAATGAGAATGCAGCGAAGATAATGTATGAAGCCCTCGCAGAGGCTCAGTCATGCACCGCATCAATGGACTTGGTTCCAAGGCCGACTTACACGCCTGGAATTAGCTATGTAGTAAGAGAGATAGCAAATATAGGTCAGCGGATAATGTCTGGGGACACATCAATGTATAATGCTTGCCGCAATCAAGTGGCGGCAAACTATAAGACTTATATGCAGTCAGCATTGATGGGGCTCTGAGATGAGAAAAGCATTGCCTTCAGTGCTACTGGCTTGTCTGGCATTCTCCGCGTCGGCAAGTGATCATAATTTGCGCGTCGTTTACCAAGGCTTTAACTTCTATATTCCCGACTCCCCTAGCGTTATTGGCTACCTAGGGACAAATAGCAATATCTTGATTGCAAAGTATAGCCAGAAGCCAGGAGAGAAAGTGGTCGGGTTCAGTATCGACAAAGAAGTTGATACTGGTGGCTGTGATCCCAAAGCCTTTTTCAAGGCTGTCCTCAGTGGCGGTGAATCTGCTTGCAGCATGCCGTCCATTAATGCATTTCGGCATGTCTTTATTAAAGATAGAGATCCCGGCGTTTGGTCTGGTGGCGGCTATGACTTTTTCTATTTCATCAGCACCAAACAATCAACGATATTTGTTGTGACCGATGACGCTAGTCGTGAAATTCTTAAAATAGAATCCAACTTCCTTAAAGAAAAGGAAATAAGGGAAATCTTCTCTGGATATCTTTAATAGTTTGATATTTTTTGATGGTTCCCACGTCCCCGCACAACGCGAACCGCGTGTCCATGCAGGCCCGGACTACATCGATGCCCAGCGGGCCGCTGCCGTGAAGGAGTGCGAGCAGTTAAACCGCCGGCGCGCCTGACGGCCGCTTCTTTCTCTCCACCCAGGCGCCGTAGGTCACTGGCATGGCCAGGACCTTCGGCAGCCACTCCCAGCCGGCGTACTTGTCGCCGTTCCCATGCAGGTGCGTGTAGCGGCGCATCGCGTTCCAGTCCCGATGGCCGGAGACGCTAGCGGCCTTGGGAATATCCCAGCCCATCTCGAACAACCGACTGACGCCTTCGTGGCGCAGATCGTGGAAGTGCAGGTCTGCGACCCGGCAGGCTTCGCAGGCGCGAGCCCAGGCGCCCTGTATGGCATCCACGGTGTAGGGGAATATCTCGTCGAAGGCGCGCGGCATGCTGCGGACGATGGACATGGCTTCGTCGGGCAGGTGGCACCAGACGTCGTTGCCCCATTTGTCGCCGGGGTTCTTCATGTCGCGCACCATCACGCGCTGGCGGTCTTCGTCGAGGTCTTCCCAGCGGATGCGGACGATCTCTTCCTGCCGGCGGCTGGAGAACAGGGCGAAGAGCACGACCTTGGGCATCGCCATCGAGGTCGGGCGGTAGGCCAACACCGAGCAGAAGTGCTGCAGGAGCCGGTCCAGCTCCTCGAGCACGGGGCGGCGGTCGCGCTCCACGCTGCGCATCTTGTGGCCCAGGCGCTTGAGTACGCGCCGGGCGTCGGCCATGGCGTTGCCGTCCACCTCGTAGCCCCAGGCCGGTCTGGCGATCGACAGCACCGCGCCGAGGTGCGCGAGGTCGTTGCCGACGGTCTGCGCCTGGACGCCGCCACCCTCTTCGCTCATGCGCCACTGGGCGAAGTCGACCAGCGCCTGGCTGGTGATCTCGCGGTCGGTGAGCTCGCCCAGGTGGCAGGCCGCTATGCGCCGCAGGGAGGCTTCCTTGGTCTTGCCCAGAGGACGGGTCGCGTCGTGCTCGTCGAGGTAGCGCTCGATGATCTGCCGGAGCGTGACGCTGGCGCGGGCTTCGCGCTCGATGGCGCCCGGCTCGGCCAGTTCGCTTTCCCGCCGCTTGGCCCAGGCCTCGGCGGCCTTCCTGCGGGCGAAGGTCTGGCTCTCCTGATAAACTTGTACGCCATCCCTTTTGATTCGTATCTGCGCGGTGTAACTGACCGAGCCGTCAGCCCTTTTGCGCGCTCTGATCGTGGCCATGGTGGTACGCCCTCCTGGCAGGTGGTACAAGCGGGAAGTCGGGTGGTACATTGTACCACCGAGCCTGAAAAAACACCCCGAAACCACCAAAAATCGCCCAAAAAGACACCCGCATGACACACGCTGGAGACCCCATGAAACAAGGCGCAACCCCAGTAACCACGCGACCTGAGCCGTCCCGCCGCTTTTGCGTTGCGCCGATGATGGATTGGGCAAACATCTAGAAAATTTTATTATAAAACAATAAGTTATCTTAATAAGTAGAAAGCATGTAGCAAATCTGTAGCAGATGAGACTCCTTTCACTCGCCGCCAAGTGACACTATCCACTGACATTCCTGACTTTTCACGTGTAACTCCTATCCCCATCGCCCGTCCTGGCACTCTCAATCCCTCGCAAAAAACGCTTTACAACAAGCGTAAACATCACCGCGTAGAGAGCAAATCGCTCGGAACAAGAAAACGCTGATCTCCATACCTCTTATTAGATGAATCGTTGCGGTTTATCGCCAACGCGCATTCCGGCTACTCGAGCAGCTCCAGTTGCCGGAGCTGCAGGAGTGGGCGATGCTCACCTCCGCGTAGTTGTCCAGGCTGGTGATCTAGATCAGGCCGAGACCCTGAAAATAGAAAGGATGAAATAGAAGTTATGAATTTCTTTAGCAATAAAAAAAGCCCAAAGGCAATCTCTGACTCGATTGCAAAGGTGCTTGCAGAGCCATTCATACCTGAGTTTTCAGATTACGTTCAGAAGATCAGACGCAATTGCGTAGCCATCAGCTGTCTTGTCTTGATAATGGTCTACGGTGGGGTAAGCGTTTCACCAGACCTAGCAACCAGCGGCTTCAAGCTCAAAGGCATTGATGATGTCTTGGTCAAAACCTTGCTCTTGATTCTAACAATCTATTGGCTTATCCATTTTCTCTGGTGTGCGCTCGATTACTTTGGGGAGTGGAGAATCAGGTTAACCAACATAAAAGAGAATCTATATTCCTGGGACGCAGACGATAAAGCCACTAGCAAAGCCACTAGAAATAGCACTTTTCTGAGCTGGATGTATTTCAATCATGAACCAACAGTTCACTTCAGACATCAGCTAGACGAGCTAAAAGAGCTACTCCAAAAAGCAGACATTGATCAACCTGATAAGTCACGTATAGAGCAAAATATAGCAAGCGGAATAATGAGTATCCAGAACGCTACCAACGTTGAAGAGGAAATGCTCAAGGCTTATGATTTACGTATGCGCCGCTTCGAGTCTTGGTGGCGCATGTTCCAAGCTTCTTCCTCAATTCGATGGCTAGTGATCGAATTGCTTTTACCTATATTTCTCGGCGCCATTGCAATCGGAAAACTTACACCAATCGTCATCGGCCCCCTACTTCAAGGATGGCTTTGCTAGCTGGGTTCTAGACACAAAAAAGGCTTCATGGCATAACCGTGATGCCTTTTTTAGGTCTGCTGGTTCAGCGGCCTGTTCTAGTGTTGGCGCACAAGGGTAGGCCGCTCCTTTCATTTCGTGCCTCCTTGCACATCCTGCCGCTCGATGCACTCCAGCACCTGACCGGCGCAGCTCAGCAACTCCCCTTCCAGTGCATCGACAGCGGCGCGCCAGTCGTCATTAGTGTGCAGCGCTGGCCGCGCTGGCAGCCGGCACGGGGTCAGCGGGCAGTCGATCCGGGCCGTGGTAGGCGGCGGGGTCGGTGGTCTCGGGTCTTTCGTACAGCCCACCAAGAGCAGCAGGAACAGCAGCAGCGAGATAGTCGGCGACGGCTTGGTCATGACGTTTCAGCTCCTCGAGGGCGCGGCTCTGCGCCAGGGCATTACGGTGGACGGTTTGTTCGAGCGCACGCATGCGCTGGTCCAGGGCGGCGACCTGGCCGATCTGTTTCTGTTGCTCGACCAGCACATTGGCCTGTCGCTCGACCAGCTTCTGCGAGTCGGCGAGCGCCTGTTCGGCGCGCTCGGCCCGGGCGGACTGCAGGCCGATGCGCGGGGATAGCCCCCACCAGACGAGGCCGGCGCCGGCCAACAGCAGGACCAGGGCGATGCCACCGGCGGCCAGCAAGCGGTATTGCACGGGAATCAGGTCAGTGAGGCTCATGCTGACTCCCAATCAGGTAGGTCAACGGTTTTCCCAGCCAATGCATGAGTGCAGTCGCTCAGGAACTGGATACGTCCGTCGGTGACGAATGAATGACACACCTTCTTGACCGGGGTCTGTACGATCTCCCCGCTGGCGATCTTTTCGCGGATCTCTGCCGTGGTTACCGGCGGCTCCCATTGATCCCACTGAACTAAGATTGATGGCGTGAAGGTTGGCTTCTCTGCACTGCCATTCCATTTCCAGCGAGGCCCCGGCCCAGGCCCATGCATGACTCGGTGCGGCGCACCGCAGCCGGGGCATTCAAACCACAGACTCCCCTCTTCGGCAGTCACCAAGATGGGCGACAAGGACTTGAACTCACTCATGCCAGCACCTCCGTGGCCCGCGACCACAGGGCCAGCCGCTCCTTCTGCCCGTTCAGCCCGCCATTGATCCGGCGGGTGATGTCCGCGAACCGGCCCTGGTCGGCGAGGCCGTTCAGTTCCTTCACCCACCAGAACCAACCGGCGGATTCCGCCGCCCACTCCGGCTGCTCGAGCAGCTCGGGCGTCTTGAGCAGGCGGTCGTCGCCGAACAGGGCGATGCTCACTGCCGCATAGTTGGCCCGGCCGGTGATCTGGATCAGGCCGCGACCGAGGTAGCGCCTACCGTCGCCGTCCGCCTGCGGCGTGTTGCCGAGGTCAGTGCGCAGGTCGTAGCGCGCCTGGGCCGGCGTCGGCCCCCAGAGCTCACGGGTGTTGCGCAGCTGGCTCGATTCGTGGCCGATCTGCGCGAGAAAGGCCGCAATCCGCCGGGGCGTAGTGATCTGCCAGCGCTTCATGGCCGCGTTGAGGACCGGCACAAAAACGCCGGCACGAGGGCCGGCGTGGGGCATGATCTGCAGCAGCTGCTGCTCGGTGATGGGCATGGGTACTCTCCAAAAACACAAAACCCGGCGCTGAGCCGGGTTTCGGGCAAAAAAAGACCCGCCTGGGCGGGTTGCGGATGGCTCACGACTTCGCGCAGTAGCGCCCTCGCCCGCCGAGCCGGACGCCGGCCCACATGATCCAGGCCCGCCAAGGGGCGACGCCGGAATCGATCAGCGCCAGGCGGAACAGCCGGTCGGCTGCCCGGCGTGGCAATTGGCCGGTGGTGTAGAGCCAGTCGTGGAGGGTCGCCGCGGCATCGCCGTAGCCGTTGACCATGGCGTAGAGGAACAGGCAGGCGAACCCGACCGCGTAGGCGGCATAGGCCAGCCAATCCCACGGCAGCAGGCTCAGGGCCAGCGAGAGGCCCAAGCCGACGACGGCCACGCGCCGGACCGCCTTGGTGCTGGCGAAATCGGTCTCGAAGCCGAGCGGCGCCTCGATGCCCCGATACGAAAAGGGCGCCAGAAGGCGCCAGGTTTTGCCGTGCCGCAGTTCGACCTGCAGCGGATGGGGGAATCGTTCCATCAGGGCCACCCCTGCTCAAGCTGATCGGCGGTGAAGGTGCCGGCCGCCACCTCGCCCAGCAGGACGGCCTCGCGGTCGAAACAGGCCTGCACATGGGCGCGCACGGCAGTAGCCAGGGCGAGGATCTGCGTCGCGCTCAGGTCGACGAATCCGGCCTGGGTCTTCCAGCGGCAGGTATAGGCCGCGTCGAGGGTCGCCTGCAGGGCCGCCCCGGTGATCAGCGACTGACTGTCGCGGGAGGTGTCCACCTGATAGCCATCCATGGCGATGCCTGCGGTTTCCGCCCGGTAGCGCCGCTCGGCGATGAGGGCCGGCCAGTCCACGGTCGGAGTGGGCTCCGCCAGCTCACGGTATCGCCCGGGGTACCGCTGGTCGACGAACTCGACGCTGGCCACGACCACGTTCGCCACCTGGCCGGCGTCGTCGAGAATTTCGAACTGGGCCATTAGGCGATCTCCTGAGTCCATTCGACGACGACGCAGCCCTGGCCGCCGGCACCAGAGCCAGTGGTATCGGTATAGGCCTTCCCGCCGCCGCCACCGCCAATACCTCCAGCCCCAGCCGCCTGCCCAAACCCTGCCGCCGCCCCACCGCCTCCACCGAACCCACCGGAGATGCCGACATGACCACCACCCCCAGGATATGTACCACTACTCCCACCGGGCTCCAGCAATCTTGTTTGGAGCCCAGTAGAATCCACTATGCCTAGATTACTGGGTGCTTTTGCCGTGGGGGCACTGGCGGACGCCACTGCGGACCCTCCCGTAACGCCGGCATATATGGTGGCATCAGCCGACTTGCCTCCAACTCCAGCCCCTCCGGAGGCTGCTCCGTTACTGCCAATAGTAGTTGCCACTCCTGAAGGGTATCCGACGCCATATAAGCCTACAGAGCCTCCACCAGTCGCCGCATAGCCATTGTTAGCAGCAGTAATGGTTGCAGCCCCAGAACCACCCCCCTGGACATTGAGCTCCCCGCCACTGGCCGTGCCGCCGGCGGCGCCCGCTACGGTACCGGCCGCGGCCGCCTGGGTTTTCCCACCCTCTCCACCATTGGCCGTCAGGGCAATACCCGGTCCGGTAACCGTGGTGTTACCGCCGGAATTGCCGTTCTGTCCGGAGGTAGTCTGAGCAGCCCCTCCGGCACCGATCACCAGCGTCAGGACGTCGCCTTTCTGGAGCCGCACGAGCTTTTGCGCCAGGCCGCCCGCCCCGCCACCCGTGGCGGCAGCTCCAGCGACCGCGGGTGATTTAGCCCCGGCCCCACCGCCCCCGATAGCAGTCACCAGGTACGCCCCATCGAACGGCGCGACGAACTGGCCGGACTCGAGAATCAGGCGCTCTTGGCGCAGGAAGCCGCCAATGCCGGCGGCGCTTTTCAAACTGATCGGCATGTCAGATCTCCCAATCGGTGCCGTTGAAGACGAAAACGATTTCCGCGTCGAGGTCGAACAGGACCGACGCGGCACTGCCCTTGGCGGTCTGGATCACCGCGCCGCCGGCGCCGGCCTGGATCGTCGGCTCGGCGCCCAGCGCCTTGGTGAACCGGACGGCCGTGCCCTTCGGCGGCGGCGTAGTCGTATCGGGCAGCGTCACGGTCAGCGACGCGCCAAGCCAGTAGCTGGCGTTGCGCGCGGCGGTGAAATCGCCGGTGTGGCTGGCGTCGATGCCGCCCATCACCAGCCAGTCGCCGGTCACACCGGGCTCGCTGGCGGCGACGTTGGCCAGGTTGCTCAGCAGCGTCCAGATCTGCTGCTGGTGCAGGACCGTCGCCGGCAGGGCGAGCGGGCCGCTCAGGCTGGACCATTGCCCCTTGAAGTTGGCCGTGCTCTGGGCGGCATCGCGGGCCAGCCGGGCATCGGTAAGCGCCTGTTGCGCCGCGGCGGCGCTGGCGGCGGAGTCGGTGGCGCGGCTATCAGCGTCGAGGGCGCGCTGGTCGGTGAATGCGGCCTGGTTATTCGCATCGCTGACGAATTTGGGCAGCGCCGCCAGCAGGGCATCGGCCTTGGTCGAGAAATCGGCGGGCGCGTCGCTGCGCGCCGGTGCCGGGGGCAGCGGCGTGATGGTGGGGATGGTCATACCAGTCCTTCTAGGGTGAGGGTCGCGTCGGAGATCGACGGGCCGGAGATCGAGAGGTTGAAGTCCTTGAAGAAGCCAAACACGATGGTGGCCTCGTAGCTCTGCTCGCCGATCCAGACCACCGGGCGGGTGCGGAGCGAGGCCAGCAGGCGCTGGACGGCGGCCACCCGGGCGGTGTCGAGGCGCAGGTCGAACTCGGCGCGCTTGCTGTAGGCCCGCTCGACGACGATGGCGTTGCCGAACTCGTCGACGTCCTTGCGCGAGTAGTCGGTGATGCCGACGTTGGTGCCGTACAGCGCCACGCCCAGCTCCACCTGGGTGCCGACGACCAGATGGCCGCAGGCCGCTGGGTCGGCGGCGTTGTCGAGGGTCACGCTCAGCTGGGCGGTGCCGTAGGCCGGCAGGTCCAGCAGCACGAGGTCGGTATGCCGGCCGATGGGCGCGAAGAACCAGTCGTACCAGTTGCTCACGCCGGCATCGACCAGCGACACCGTCCGCCGGTAGACCTCGCCCTCGGCCGGGTCGGTCATCGTCACCGTCACCGCGCTGCCCTGCAGGTTGAACAGCGCCAGGGCGTTGATCACCGCATGGGGCTGCAGGGTGACGGCGACGCTGCCGGACTGGCTGGTCTGCGAGCCGACCTTGTCGTCGAACATCCGCCAGCGGTTGTCCATGCCGAGATCCAGCCAGTTCGCCGGATTGGTAGCGGGGCCGGCCGGGTCGACATTGCTGTTTGCGACCAGCGCCTCGTAGATCCGCCGGTTACGCAGACAGCGGTCGCCGACCAGGTAGGACGTCGACGAGCTCCAGGGCGGGTAGTCGTCCTCCGGCACGTTGCTGGCGACTAGCACCGCCTCGGTGATGTCGATGGGTTTGATGATCTGCATTAGGCTCTCACTGTCGGCATGCCGTCGTAGTCCCAGCGCTCCAGGAACTCGGCGCGTTTCGCCGTTTGCATGGTGTGTTTGGCGATACTGCGCAGGGCGTCGAATACCTGCCCCATATCGGCGCGCAGGCCGCGCAGCTCATCGGCGGTCGCCGTGCTGCTTGCGTCGGCAGAGGGGCTGCTCCGAGACAGGACCAAGGGTGTCGGCACGTCCAGTTGCGGTCCCTGGAGCGCATCCAATCCCGGAATGACCGCCCGTACCCCGAGCGATCCGCCCACATTGGCCAGCGGCAGGATGGCCTCCGGGCCGGCCTCGCCCATCACGGCCGTATTGAATTCGGTGGGCCGCCGAACCACCGAGTTGGTGAAGGCGCCACCGGTGGCGAAGCCGGGGATACCCTGCGACCGCGCCCACTCCTGGATATTGGCCTGCTGGCCTGCCGCCCAGCTCATCTGGCCGTCCTGGCCGATATTGAATAGCCAGTCCTGGTTCCAGCTCTGGGTACCGACCACCTGGTTACCGACCACCTTCAGCCCCATCGACTGCCCGTTCTGGTCGAGGATCGTGCCGTCGTTGGCCACCTGGCGTTTCACCCCGCCCAGGCCGGTGACGCTGGTGATGCTCGAGTTCGCGTTCTGTAACGCCTGGGCCTGCTGCATCGACCCGGCGAACAGGCTCAGCGCGTCCGCCACGCTCTTCACGCCGCTGTCGATGCCGAGCAGCGC